TACAAAGCAAATGATCCTGCTATTCTAGAATCAGAGAAATCTCTAGAGTTACTTAAAGATAAGAAAGGATTGTTTGGACCTAATAATGAGACACGTACTGAGTACAGTCGTCAGCAATACACTATGGATGGCGTCCGTAATATAGGAGGTGCCATAACGCAGGATGCTGAGGGAAAGTCTCTTGCAAAAAGCGAAGAGTGTATCAGGGCGGACGCTGGCGCTCGGTCTCAAGGTGCGATGGCAGGTAGTGCTATCGCCGCAGGTGTAGCAGTTCCCGCACTCTCTGGCATCCCTTACATCGGATGGTTGGCAGGTGGATGGGCGTTACTCTTAGGTCAGCAAGTCGGTTCTGATATTGGATCAGAAATTGGTAGTGAATTCAATGACTGTTAATGGAAATCCCTGAAATTAGAATAAAGGGTGGGGATATTGATATCATTCGTATCCCTTTCACCCCTGATTATTTGTTAGAACCACCTCAAGCATTACAAGTCCCTGTTCCTATCACAAACCAGATCGGTGTACCTATTGTGGACATTCCTGGTTGTGTTGAGGCACATGAGGTGGACGAAAATAATAAGTTGGAGAGTGACGATCCAAAGGGCGTCAAGGTATATTGTGATGGTCATCAACCATCATTCAATCCAATTGATTATAATGCAGACAAACTAAAGTTTGAACAGAAGGCAGATGTACCACCTGTTGCACCCCCTCCAGAGACACCAGAGACAAAGACACCAGAGATACCAAAGAAGGGTGTTACAGCAGAAATAAAATGCCCTACAGAAGCACAAGAACTTAAGGAACCTATCGGCACATTAGTAGATGCTGGTAAGAAAAAAATTGTAGAGTATAGATTGATA